GTCCAGGTCCCCCATAGCTCTCCCCCGTTTTGCTGGTCAATTTCTGTCAGCTCGGAAATAGTCTTCATAACCTCTTCAAAATTTTCAATGGCATTTTCATAATAGTAAACCATTTCATGCAACATACGCTTTTCCATATTAATACTTGTTCCTTTCATAGTGACCAATTTCTTTAATAAATCCAACAACGACGTACCTAATTGGTCCGTCTGCAACAAAGTCTACCCCATGATCATGCTTTGCATCTCCTGGGAAAATCAGTAGTGATTTTGGCTTAGGCCTAATCTTTCCAAGATCTAGGTTGGAAAAGAATAGAGAGCCCTCATTATAATCATTATTAAGGTATATGATTGTAGCGTATCTAATTGAAGGGTCTGTTTTTTGATCAACATGAGCCTTTAGCTCTACTCCTGGCTGCATTCTCTGAATGGTTGCCAAGCCGCTTACTTCTAGCGTTGGGTCTGCTTTTGTAACCATAGCCTCCAGCCTGTCGTGAAAACCAGCCACTTCTGGCATTCCGCTAAGGTTTAGATTTTTATCATTCCAGCCTTGGGTTATTTCAAACTTACCCTCAGCAACAAGATTTTCAACATCGTCTCTTCCAAACTTTGTCATACAAAAGTTTTTTAGGTTACTGGTATATTCTATTTCCCAGTCTTCTTGAGTGGCAAGATTTATCTTATTCATTATAAAGGAAAACTCTTCATCTGTAAGAAAGTCTTCAACAATAATAATTTCATCTGAAAGTTCTTCAAACTTTATAGAGTTTTCATTAAAAATAGCTTTTAGATTTTCAAGCATCTGGGGCTCTCTCTATCTTGTATGGCTTTCCGTCTAAGTCTAGTTTATATCCATCTTTTAGCAGCTCTTGCCATTCTTTTCTCTCTATTTCTTGAGCTTCCCTGGTTTTCTTCATTTCTTCAGCCCAGGCATCTCTTAGCTCTTGGGGATAAGCATCCTCTTCACGGTCATCCCAGAATGAGCCTATTGTATATCTAACCCCAGACTTGATCATGCTAACCTCGTGCATGTTCTCAAAGCCGCCGTCAAATGCTGCTAGCATTCCAACTTTTGGAGATAGTTCAATTTCCTGCTTTGGGAATTTTAAAAGGCCACCTTCGAAGTCATCATTTAAGTATAAAAATGCTGCGTATCGGCTTCTTGTAAAAGCCCCAGAGTTTCCCTTGTCGTCCGTGTTGTCTGAGTGTAATCTTGCATAGGCTCCAGGCTCCCACTTCTGTGTGTGGTACCCTATCTGTACTACTGTCTTCGGATCTAAATCATGAACAGATGCAACCGCATCGATAATTCCACTTTTTATTTGTGAAAAAATATCAGCTGGTAACCCCTCCTCCAAGATTTCTGGATCATTATCAGTTGGCAAGGTAGAAGAATACGATTCATAAAAAGAAATTGGCATCCACGTAAGAGTCCCGTTAGCGGCAACCTTATCCAAAACTTTTACAATTTTTGCAGACTCTTCGGGGGTTATAAAGTTTTCGTAGACGACTATGTCTTTTGATAGTCTGATTTTGTTGTTTAAGTTTGCCATATGATTTGCTCCTATAAAAATTATATCATATATAAAAAGCTACATACTGTCAAGCAGTGCATACCTGGTGTCTTTGGTGAACCAGCTTGGTACCGCATAGCGGTCAGTTGGAGTTGGCACAACTCCGTGGTTATAGTCTGCTGGAAATGAGATTAGGGATCCTGGCTTTGGGGAAAAGCTATAGTTATAATCTGGGAAGAAAATATCCCCACCGTCCTCGCACTCATTTAAGTACAAAATGCATGTATGGTCATACTGGTATATAGATTCTGGAACATTGTCGCCGTGTGGATGCAGGCCACCCTTAACTGTTTTTACAAGCCAGGATACTGACCAAAAACTTTCTTTGCTGCTGTCTGATTGGGCTACCGCCTCAACTCTTTTATGGTATTCTTTTAAGAACTCTGCATAGTCAGGGAGTATTCCAGAAATTGTGTTTGGGGAATTAAAAAACGGGGAGCTGTCAAAATTATCTTGGCCAAAGCCTAGGATGTACATACTAAACGTGCTTCCGTACAACACAAATTTTTCTTTGTCGGTATCAAAAATATCCATAAATATTTTGATCTCTTCTGGAGATACAAAATTATCATAAACCTTTATTCTATGCACTTTTAACTTTCTATATGCCTTAATATTGTCCAGAAAAATGGCACTGTGTATCTAATTCCAGACTTTATTTCACTCACTCCGTGGACATAATGCATATCCCCTGGGAAAAAATACGCAGCTCCTGCTTTTGGCTTAAACCTAATTCCTTGATTTGGGAAATATAGCTCGCCACCTTCGTAGTCATCGTTAATATAAAAAAGTCCAGCTATGTCGTAGTACGGGAAATCATTCGGCTTGCCAGCATCTGGTCCTTCATGAAGTTCTTTGTCTGCATGTGGCATCTGGAACTGTCCAGGAAGCCATCTAACCATAGCTGGGCTTGTTGGTGAAGCGTCAACTTTAAAAAACTTGTCAACTTCAACCTTGAGCCTTTCAACCATTCCCTGAATGACTTTTGGAACTTCTGGATCCACTCTTTCTATGGTTGGATATGTAGCAACACGATTAGCCCAATATCCAGAGTCATAAATCACAGTCCCATTTTCATTATAGTGGGTCTCGGTAACATCCCACTCAGTATTTTGCCTAATAAAACTATTTAAGTATGACAATTCTTCGTCAGTCATAAAGTTTTCCAAAGCAACAATGTTGTCTGGAGAATCTCCAAAAAATCCAGACGGGGTTATTGACACTAGGTCAGATGGCTCGGCATTTGTTATATTATCCATTTGGCAGCTTTCCTACTCATACTTTCTTTTTTCCCAAACATCTCTTAAGTATACCCCACCATTTGGCACTCGATACTTTTGAGAGTTTTTTGCATTTTTATTAACAATAGACATTCCAGATTCTTCAACATACTCAGATGTCCAGTCTTCTCTTTTAAAAGGCATCATTTGTGCATAAGGAGTCCCAGCTGGCAAAACGCCCACCCATTCTTTGCTGACAAAAAATGGCATAGTTCCTGGAAGGTTTACCTTATCGTTATCTATTACTCCACTGGTTGTTAAAAAGGGCAGGTCATACCTATCATATGGCTGAGAGTATAGAACGCTATACCCACTCGGAACCTCTACAGCCCAGTCTGGGTACCATGCAAAATGTTTTTCGTGGTAGCCCAGCGGCCCCTCAAACTGCGGCATTTTGTCTCTGTCTTGTATAAAATCTGAATATTTTGGATCTAGGACCTTTGCAGAAATTCTACCATTTTTATCAATAAAAAATTCTATATCGCATGGAGTCCTATAAACATACCCAGTAGTTAAAATATCATATATTGCTGGACATGCTTTCCAGGTTGGGATTTTCCCACCGTTTGGACCAATGTAGCTTTCTCCGTCTGGTTTTTTATAAAACCTATCTGCAGAAATATACCAGTCTGGCAAACTTTTAGAGGTTGGTCTTGGGGCTGATGGGTCAGTATGAGAAAGCCAGCTTCTATTGGCTATAAACTTAATTTTTGGCATTGTTTATAACCTTCATAATAATTTTTTTAGACTCATGATTCCCTACGGGGTGTCCATTATGATCTACTGCGTCTCTATAAAAGTGTGTCCACTTTCCAGCAGAGTTCATCTCCTGGCTGGCCTCTCCTCGTTTTCTACTATTATCTTGCCAGGCGTCTGTTTGAAAATCTGGCTTTCCCGACAGAACTTCTAGTTCGTAGTCTTGAATCTGAGACAAAGATATTGGTAATATCGAAGCAATAGGAGTATTTGCTGGAATTGTTATTTCAATATTAGGCTCTGTAATCATCCAAGCTATTGGCAATTCACTTTCTAGCACTGAGGTGCTTATTAGTGTAGTCATACACTGAGCCCCTCTAATAAATTGATTTGGAACTGGCATAGTTAGAAGCGTTAGATTTTCATGATTTTCGCCTATAATCGTGACACCAGTATTAAAGCTAATTGTTCTATTACCACGATTTGGATGCACGTATTCTTCGCCAGATATGATCCTTACATGATCTGGAGTTGAGTCATTTATTCCATCCCAGATAAAGGTTATATCTATTGGATATGATATTCCCCAGCCAAGCCTATTAGATAGAGATATTGGGAAACACTGGTAGGCATGCTTATCAAAAGTTTGATTCATCCAGTCACGATGCATTGGCAGCTGATCAATAGACGCAGAATCATAATTTTTGTAAGCTATTGCTTTTTTCACTAGTTGCCTGACTCTGAGTAAAAGTTTGGATTGTGAAACTTATCCGAATAATCTAGCATTGTCACAATTGAGTGTTTTACGCCCGACAGTACTGGCAATGACTTGTGTGGATACATGTAGTTTGATGGGAAAATAAATAGGTCTCCAGCTCGTGGCTTAATTTTTAGCTTTTGCAGCCTAAACTCAAGCTCTCCTCCAGTATAGTTGTCTGTTGGGTAAGCAACTAAGGACACCACACAATTGTAAGAATACCCATGATCTGAGTGCTCCTGAAAATGCTGTCCTGGACCATACTTTACAAAGTTCATGGCCTCCCAGTATCTTAGCTCTCCGATATTAAATCTTCTTGAATAATCTTTTACGGCCGCTACCTTTCTATCATAAAGCTCTTGCCATAAATCTTGTAGCTTTTTTGAGGCTGGAGACTGGTCATGCATAATATCGCTTTTCTTATACTTAAAATCATAGCAGTCTCTGTATTCTGGCATCTTTGTTCCGTAGCCAACCATGGCCTCTTCATACTTATAGAAATTTGAGTCAGAGTCTAGGACCTCTTCCAGTCTTTCAACTATGTTCATACTTGGTGGGAGAACATCGTGGTAAACAATAATCCCACTTCCGAGATCTTCTACGGATGACCAGGTTTGCTCTGGGATTCTGTAGTAGTCCTGAATTCTTTGATGTAAAGACTCGATATCTTCTGTCTGCTGAATTTCTTCCATTTTTTTCCAATCAGTATGTTAGTTTATTGTGATCTTCTTGCCTATAGGCAAAATACCTTAGTCCGCCTCTGTCATTATAATCTGTCATAACCACAACGGAATACTTTGTTCCACTCTTCATTGGCAAAGAAGCGTGTTCGTAAATATAAGTAGATGGAAAGACAAGAACATCTCCCTGTTTTGGCTTAATCGTTAAATTAAATCTTGGGAAATATAGTTCTCCACCTTCATAGTCGTCATTGAGATATGCTACTACAGAAACGGTAGTGACATATGCTGGTCCATGGTCAGCATGAATATTAAAATGCTTTCCAGCGCCCTCGTATTTAACAAAGTTAAAAGCTTCATAATATGAAATTCCAACACCCCAATAACGACCATAATCTTGAACATTTGGGTGAATGGCATCAAAGATGTTTTGGTGCATGGCGTATAGCTCTGAGTTTTCAGAATCTTTTGGACCATAGCTTGTGCTGCTAATTTTAAAATCCACGCAATCTCTTGCATCGGAAAGTGCTGAGTCTGACTCTGTAACCATAGCTGGACTCCACTTGTATACTGGATGAGTACTATTTGTTAATTTTAACTCTAGAGTATCTATTGCTTTCTTGCAGCTATCTTTAGATATAGAGTTGTTGTATACATTAATCCCAAGAGCTGGATTTGAGACTACTACCCCGTTAAAAGTGGTACGGTCTTGCATCCTATTTGAATGAGTTTCTGATCTTTCTTTAGTTAGCCAGTCGTTTGAATTTTCCATATTTTCATTATAGCACACCCTTCCAAATAACAAAAAGCCACCCAAAAGGGTGGCTAATTGTTAATTATCCTGATATTGCGAAAAACTACTTAAGGTTGTGAACCAGCTTGTTGCCAGCAATAAACCAGTGATATGGACTGCAGCTAAATTCGTAGACAGTGCTGCTTTCGTTTATGCTAGTAATCTCTAGGATTTCTTCTTCAACATATGATCCATCATCATTTATGCTAATTAAGAAATCTCCGACCTGCAAGTTTTTAACTATTCTGACAGAATACTCTTCTCCAGACTTTACAAACATTGGGTGTTCGTTCGAATACTTAGCACTTGAATCACCATTAAAGTATACAATTTCTGACTTATCTAGGTGCTCTGTAATTTCAATAATTTCAGTTTCGACTATACCTTCAGAATTCGTGGTTAGGGAGTTTCCAATAATAAACTCTACTGGAGTGTTTTCTGTGTTGTCTATCTCTGTGATTGAAACAGACAAAACCTTGTCTCCTACCCTCAAATCTTTAGCTGCAATAGCTCCATTAGATGTTTGAATCAGAGTGTCTTCGTGTATACACCTAAAGCTTGGAGGGAAAAATGGTCCAAACCTAGGGAAGAATGGGAAGAACGGTGGGAAGAACGGGAATCTAGGTGGGAAGAACGGTGGGAAGAACGGTGGGAAGAATGGTGGGAAAAACGGTGGGAAGAACGGGAAAAACGGGAAGAACGGGAAGTACGGGAAGAACGGTGGGAAGAATGGTGGGAAAAATGGTGGGGTAGTTGTTACGTCACCTGACCACGGAGACCACTCTCCTAGACCATTTGCATTTTCTGCACGTACACGGTACTGCTGGGTCGTAGAGCCCTCTTGGGTAACAGTAACAGAAGTATTTGCTGTAGAGCCACTCTTATTGTCATTACTTTCCCAGTAGTAAATGGTAATTGCGCTACCGCCATTAGCTGGAGCAATCCAGCTAACAACGTCTTGATTTACCTCTGGGCTCGCACTTGGGGCCAATGGTGTTGCTGGAACAGTATTCGCCGCAACATTTACAGATGAAGATGGCTGAGAAGTTCCAGCTGCATTTGATGCAGTAACTGAAATAGAGTATTCAACAGTAGAGGCCAGGCCAGTAATTGTAATTGGAGACGAGGTGCCTTCTGCAGTCCTGGTTGTTTGTCCAGCTGCAGTGGCAGTTACAGTATATTCTGTGGCTTCTGGGGAATTTGATGGTAGTGAAAAAGTTACGTTTGCAGCACCATTATCAAATGGTCTATTTGCTCCTACGTTAGCAGCAGAAACATCAATTGGGGCTAATGGCTCTAAGAAATCATTTTGCTGTGATGAACGACCGCCAGCTTCTTTTTTTGCCATTTACGAAAACCCTTCTTTTTTAGGCATTACAGCCTTATATAAATTATAAGGCATTTTTATAATGTTTTTAAATTATATCTATGATTATAGACTAGTAAAATTAACAGAAGAACCAGTCCACGTACATTCCACAGTTTCCGTCTGCAAATGTAATGTATATTCTT